ATGCCCCGCAACGTCGCAGCAACATTGACTTTGGATGATATGTTGACTGGTGGCACCTGGAATGGTAAACTGATTCCTGTAAGGGTCCCCGGAGGAACAGTCCTCCGAGACACAACATTCACATTGAAGATCGATTAAGGATGGTAATCATGGCACGCCCTATTTCTACTCGCAGCACTGTTAAGTTCCGTCTCCCTAAGTCTGTTCAGGCTGACCTGACTGAGGCTCACTGGGTTCTGCGTAAGGATGAGTCAGAGATCGTCACTGAGGCTGTTGTCGACTATCTGGCGAAGAATACTCCCAAGTCCAGTAAGTAATTTTGACTAATTGCTAGGAAGCAACCTAATGAACTGGGCCTGGCTTAGTTGGGTAGCAGCCCTCAGGATTGCTTTCGGATGATTGGGTATTTATGGTAGGCTAGGAACGTAGGTTCCTAGCCTACCGTTTTAGGAGGAATTATGGCACTATCTGATGCTGAGAAGAATGCGCTTAAGGGGCTAAATCCTGACGGTTCCCCGATGAATGAGGAACAGCGCAAGGCGAATAAGGCGAAGGTCGATGCGAAGAATGCCGAGTCCATTAAGCAGGACAAGGCAGAGCATGATGGTCGCTCAATAACCGAGCGGCGTACCGAGGGTGATCCTCAGCAATCCATGGACGACGCTCAGACACGAAATAAGGCGGCCGAGAATCTCACGCCTCAGCAGCGTGGGGAATCGGGGATGACGGGGAATGACGTCTTTGATCCCGGCGATTCTGACGGGGACAAGAAGGCTGTTTCTCCTGATGACGGGAATATGCTTGAGGGCGCCCCTAAGGACCCTGCGGACGTTGACCACTTCAAGGATACTAAGGCGGCGTGGAAGCATCTCACGGACGTTTTTGGTGAGAAGGTTTCTGCGTTGCAGGCGGAACTTGAGAACCGTCTTGGTGATCAACTAACCCCTACAGATAGGGAGACGGGTAACCCGTTTGCGGGGGACGATGTTCCTGCATCTAAGGAGATGACCCTGGACGATGTGAAACAGGCGGCTGAGAGCACGAAGGATGACGCTAAGGCAGTGCTCAAGGGCGTTGGTGACGTTGGTGGTGCTGCTGTCGAGTTGGGCGGCACGGCCGCCAAGGACGCGGGGAATGCTATAGTGGACGGTATGGGCATTGACCGCAAGGCTGCAGCAAGTACTGGAAGAACTCTCGCTGGTCTTTCGGGGTTGTTTTCTACTAGCGATTCGGGGAACGATAAGGTTCCCGATTCTAATTGGAAGCCTAAGTCAATTAACGAACTATTTAAGGGGAAGTGACAATGCCACAGTTGCGTGACGACACTACAAACATTGATATTCTTAATGCCATTCGATCCGATGCGCGCTACGATTATCAGAACATGGTTCCCGAGGCTACTAAGGCCAATATTCAGGAAACTATTGCGGGAATTATGTCTGACAATATTACTCGAAATGAGTTCATGTCTTCTCTGATTAACCGTATTGGTTCTACCATTGTGCGTGACATTTCTTGGAAGAATCCGCTTGCGGTATTCAAACAGGGTATGATGAATTTTGGTGACACTATCGAAGAGGTTCACCTTGACTTTATCAAGCCTACTATTTACGAAGAGCAACGCGACTACCTCGAGCGCGACGTGTTCGGTCAGGCCCCGCCACCTTCCAAGAGCGCGTTCCATACAAAGAACCGCAAGGAGAAGTTTAAGATCACGATTAACCGTGACGTGCTTCGCCGAGCATTCCTTTCCGATAACGGTCTTTCAGAGATGGTTTCTCAGATCATGGCCGTCGCCGCTTCCTCTGATGAGTGGTCAGAGTTCCTGTACATGACTCGGCTTTTCAAGACTTACGATGACGCGTTTGGATTTTTCCGTATGCAGATCGCAGACCTTAATCAGTTTGAGGTCAATAAGGATAAGGTTGATACAGCACTTAAGGCCCTGAGGGTTGCCGCAAATAAGATGCAGTATCCGACACCTGCATTTAATTCCGCAGGAGTGCATTCGTTTGCCAGGCCCGAGGACTTGGTGCTTATTGCTACGCCCGAGTTTAAGGCGAATGTTGATGTGACGTCTTTGGCGGCGGCGTTTAACCGCACTGACGCCGAGGCACCATCTCACATTATTACGGTTCCGGGCGAGGTCATGGATATGGGTGACACGTCCGCTATCCTCACTAGCAAGCAGTTCTTTGTTATCAAGGACTTGCTGCTTGAGAATCGGAGTGTTTCTAATCCTGAGGGTCTGTATGACAATTATTGGCTGCACCACTGGTCTGTGTTGAGTGCTTCGCCGTTCACTCCTGCGATTGCTTTCGGCACTAAGCCGAACACAATTGTGGTGACACCTAGCGCTGAGACGAACGCCGAGATTAGTGACATTACGGTGAGTAAGCGAGACGGGTCTATGTCTACAATCATGCCCCCTGGTGCTGTTCGTCAGGCTAATATCTCGTGGAAGACTAAGCCCGCCAATAGAGGTTATGCTACGGACTGGTATATTAAGAATGCCAAGTCTAAGGCAACCAGTGTTAGCAATGATGGTGTTATCACTATCGGTACTGACGAGCCTGCGGCATATCTTACTCTTGGCGTGAATGTTGACACTAAGGGACCGAACGGCAAGAAGCCGGTGAATAAGGAGATTACTATTCAGGTCACGAAGTAACTTCAAATAGATAGAACCGGGCGTCCACTAGGGCGCCCGGTTCTGCTATACTTGGAGCGAAGGAGGATAATATGTCTGAAATTTATGCTGCACCGCCCGAGACTCGAGCGGGATTGTCGTTTGATTATTCTGTGTGGTCCGCCGGCAGTGTTATCACGATGGTTAATGTGCCCTTTGATAACACATATCGGGATATTGTTGACTGGAAATCGTATGGGCACACGCCTTACGCTTATGTCAAGTCTTTTAATAACCTGCATAAAGTTGAGATTAGTCAGATGACTTATCTTGCGCAGGGCAGGCCGATTCGCATTCCGACACCTTTTACTAAGGCAAATCAATATAACTATGTGATGGTTGAAAATCCGGGGCGCCCCGTCAATAACATTGGTTTTGAAGGATATACGCCTAGCGTGTTTTTCTATTTTATCACCAGTATTGACTATATCGCACCGAACACCACTCAGTTGACACTTCAACTTGATGTGTGGACAACCTATTACCAGCGCATTAACTTTGGTCGTAGTTACCTTGAGCGCGGCCATATGGGTATTGCTGCAACAGATTCTTTCGACAATTACGGCAAGAATTGGTTGACTCAGCCCGAGGGTCTGGATATGGGGTCTGAGCACCAGATTATTAGAACTTACCGTCGAATGCTGGCGGATGTAAACAATTATGACTACATCGTCATTATTGCTTCAACTACTAAACTAGATGAAATTCAGGGTTATGGTACGACTGACAATCCCCGCGTAGATATGGCTACTTCCTCCAGGATCGAAGGATTGCCTAATGGTGTTGAGATTTATGCCTGTACTGCGGCAGAATTCAAAAAGGGCATGACAGGTTTGCGGTACTTTCCTTGGGTTGCTCAAGGAATTGGATCAATCACAATTGCGCCAAAGGATATTGTCGACCTTAATGCCGGAGACAAGATTAAGGTGGGGAAAGACACGGGTCAAGGAACATGGACTTGGCTTGGTGACGATAGTGTTTATATTAACCGTAATTATTCGTTGACTGATGCTAGTTTTAGAAACGAATTTCTTTCCTTACTCCCGAAGGAGTATCGTGAACTTAAGAAATTTGTTACTTCGCCATATTGCATTGTTGAGTTAACAACATATTCAGGCAATCCCGTTGAATTCAGGCCTGAGTCTATTCGCACAGCGGGAATTAATATTAATCAATATGCGCACATTGCGCCACCTAACCCATCTTTGTTTTTTACTATTAGGGACTACAACACTATTACAGAATCTGTAATTGTTGAGCGTCGCGCTGGTAAGGTGACTAATGAATATGGTGAGGGTTGGGACATGTGTACCGGTTATACTTCATTGCCTACATTTTCGGCTGTTAATAATTCCTCGCTTAACGCCCTGGCTTCCTCGGCACACACTGCGGCGGCTCAGGTGAATAATGCAAAGTGGCAGCAACAGCGTGCTCAGCGTGCGGCCAACTCGGCGCGTGACGTTGCTAATGCGGGCATTGCCGCCACTCAGGCGGGGGCTGAGAATTCTATGTGGGGTAATTCTGCTATGGCGGATTCTCAGTCGCGCTATAACAATATGCGGGCTACTGTTCAGGCCACTCAGGGTGCTATGACGGCGCTTGGCGGTGTTATGGGGCTGAATGGTTCGGCGGCTGGCGCTGGTATTGGTCAGGCGGCTACGGCGGGCGTTTCTGCGATGATTAATAATTCTCAGGCTCAATCGACGGCTAATATTCAGAATCAGTTGGCTAGTGGCGCTTCGCAGATTTCTCAGCAGCAGCAGAGAACTGTGCGGGATACTAACTATGAACTGGCCCAGTTTGCTGCTAATGGCGATTATGAGGCGGCTATTGCGTCGATTAATGGTCAACGTCAGGA